TTATTAATAATGAAGATGAAGATTCTTTAAAATATCAAGGGTCACATTTAATACCAATACTTGTAAACGCAATCAAAGAATTATCAGCAAAAGTCACAGCCCTCGAAGCAGGGTAAACTGTAACTAACTACCTTTTTATCATGAAAGAAAAAACCGCAGATGAAATTGCAGCAATTTTTTCTGCTGCTGGCGATAGCGTAACTGTTATCGGTACTGCACAAACATCAGATGAAACTGATGAAGAGTACAAAGATAAGATCAAGCGTAACGTAGAGCATCTTGAAATTATCAAGGCTTACAAAAAGTTAGATGAAACAACATCTATTTGGACATCTGAATCTTTTACTGCTATAGATAAAGCTATAGTAGATGGTAAGAAAATCTATTCCTAAATACCTATGGCATTAACACAAGTATCAACAGGTGGTGTCAAAGATGGCAGCTTGCTAAACGCAGATATAAATGCAAGTGCAGCTATAGCTGGTAGTAAACTAAATCCTGTAGGTTTATCTAACGTAGGTATCGGTACAACAAGTCCTAGTGAAAAATTACATACTGCAAACGCTGGGAATATAAATACTAAAATTGAGTGTACAGCTTCGGGATCAGGTGCAAACGCTGGATTAAATTTAAAAAGTGCTGATGGCGGTGATTATTTTATACAGACAGGTAATGCAGTAAGTGGTGGATTAAGAGTTTATGATGCTGGTGCTAGTGCAGAACGTATGCGTGTGCTTTCTGATGGAAGATTACTTATAGGAACCACAACAGGAGCCGCTTTTTCAAATCGTCAACTGAGTGTTGCTTCTTCAAGTGGTACTACATCTATTGAGTTAAGATCAGCAACAGATGGTGACTCAAGAATTTTATTTACAGATAGCACATCATCTAGTGATAGTGGTGCATATAAAGGTCAAATAATGTATGACCAAACAAATGATTTTATGTCATTTAATACTAATGGCAATAATGAAAGATTTCGTATAAATCAGTCTGGCGGTGTGGGTATAGGTTTAACTGATATAGCAGGTTTTGGTGGAAGTTATAAAGGAATTGATGTAGGCAGTAAAGGAAGTGGACTTGCAGGTAGAACAGATAATGTAACTATAGATTTAAGATCAAACACTTTTTATGATGGGTCTAACCACAAATATGGAGGAACGTCTACAACTGCTGGTCAGTTAAGTGTTGGCGGTGCACAACTAACTTTTAGTAACGCACCAACCGGTACAGCAGGTGCAACTGCAACCTTGACTCAAAGATTAAATATAGGAAATAACGGTGCAATATACGCAAGTAGTGGTGATACATCAAATGCAAGCCAAACTTTAAGGAAAACTGTTACAAATGCAGATAGTATTGATTATTTGCAATGCAGAAGTAGTAACAATTCATTGATGGCGAAAATTGGCGGTAATGGTGGTATTTCTAATTTCCAATCAAATGATGCTAACTTATCAGATGAAACAATGAAAAAAAATATTGTCGATTGTGAAAGCATTATAGAAAAATTTAAACAATGGAAATTAAAAAAATTTAATTACAATTTTGAAGCTGATGGAACCCCTTTAACTTATGGTGTAATTGCTCAAGAGGTTGAATCAATTCATTCTGATTTAGTTAATGCAGATTTTCCAGTTGATGAAAGTGGTAAAGAAGTAATGAAAAAAACAGTTAAAGATCATCAATTAATGATGTTAGGTTTTAAGGCATTACAAGAAGCGATTGCAAAAATAGAAGTGTTGGAAACCAAAGTTGCAGCTTTAGAAACTGGTTAGTAATATTGGTTAACTTAATATAATTATGTCAAAACCTACTCTTGAAGAACTGCAAGCAGAATTACAAGATGTTGTTAACAGACACAACCAAGCACAAGAAGTTGTCAAGCAATGTCAAACAAGGTTTACTGAATTAACAGCTATCATTAA